ACTTAAAGTTTCTGTCCCTCCAATTCGTTAGTGCTGCCTTAAACTCGGTTTCAAAACTATCCGTTTTCATTTCACCCCCTGTTCCCCACATAAACAACTGCCTTCTATACTCAATCCTCTTGGTTTCAGGATTAAAAATAAACATCGTGGGTCGGGATTCATTCACCATTTTGGTAAGTACGGGAATGTTTCCAATCTCATCTATAAGTACCAACTGCGGACTACCTGAGTTTACAGCAGTAGCACTTGGGGGAACTACCTCTATCTTACTATTTGCCCCTGCTACCCTACCCTTAACTTCTTTTAAGCCAAACTTCAACTGCCTTTCAGCATCACTAAAACTGCTTGGAACAAGATAGTGTGGAGTTTCACTTATGGGATACTTAATCTTGTCCTCAAATACACTTCGGGTTTTACTATCATCCTCACAAATGTACTTGGTAAACCACTCCCTGCGGTACATAGTCTTGGAAGCAGCACCCATTCCCAAAATACTCGTAATACCCAACTGCCTCATCTTGCCAATAACTACCGACAATCCGCAATCAAGTAAGTACAAAAGTAGTTTCTGTGCCTTGTAGGGTTCTATTCTTCTCCTGCCCCCATCAAAACTACCATCCTTTAACCTGCCATTCTTGTAAACATAGTACAGGCTATTCTCCTCATACCTACGCTTTTCTGACAAACAGAAATCTACCTGCTCGTCAATGGTAAGGGCATTGTTAATGTCATACCCTGCCATGTACCAATCCTCTGCCTGTTGGCAATAGATATTGAATTTAGAATACTCTGTGGCATAACTAAATCCCCTTGGAAACCAACTATCAACCCAACGAATAAATTGTGGGTCAAAGTCAAATTTATCATCATTCCTGTACGGAATCCAATCATCTTTCTTAATTACACCCCCTCGGTAAATAACCTCTACGCTTTCCTGCTCCTGCTTTTTCCTTTCCTCGGTTACAATTACCGTTGGCTCATTCTTGAACTTACCCTTGACAACCTCAACATGGTTATCACTAATCTGTTCAAATAACTGCTTGGTGTGGGTTTTGCCAAACTTCTTTTCTAACTGCTTGGCAATATATTTCTGTCTTTTTTGCCGTTCTTTCTGCTTGCGGTTGTAAAGTATTTCCCCTGGCATATAGTCAGAATTACTAACCACGCCCTGCCTTTCAAGTTCAACAACGAATGCAGTAGGCAATACACTTTCAGCCCCGTGTTCACTTAAAAGTGAATACAAGTCCCCTAAGTTCTCTAATAAAACTTTACCGTATTTGTCGTTCCCTGAAGCCATTTGGACTATTCTGTTTCAAGCCTACCGGAGTTCCGGGCTGAATACAGAAGAGCCATAGTGTGCTTAAAGAGTTCATCAGTTGCCCGAATGTCACTATCAATAGTGTTCTTGCTGTATTTGAAGTTCTCAAGTTCCTTCATCAAAGCAGAAACACCATGGACTATGAAATCAAGGTTCTCCACATCTACGCTGACTTTTAGTTTCCTTCCCGTATTTTCATCTATGCTCACCTCAAAATTTGAAGTGCGGTGCTTTACTTTCACACCTTGGGGTTTTACCTCTGTCATAAAGTTATATTATTACTTCTTGTTCAATACTTTCTCAATCCGCTTGAAAATTACATCTTCAGCAGACTGTCCATTGAGGAGAACACGAACCAAAATACCACCAAAGAACTTAATGTTTCTGGTGATTTTACGGACTTTCTCGTCAATTTCCTTGTCAGACTTAACGGTAATGGTACGAGCAACAATGCGACCATTCACATTAATATGAATTGTAACTGTAATAGGAGTGCTTTCCTTTTCAGTTTCAACAACGGTTTCGATATTTTTAGCCTTTGCCATAACAAACAAATTTTTACCAAAGGTAAGAAAAAATATTTTAGCAAAAATGTAACCTTTGTTTGGAATTGTCGTAAGGAGAAAATAACTTTGTTGCGTTGTTACGGTAGTGCGTAAACAATGTGTAACAGAAGAATTTGTCTTTGCTCATAAGACGATTGAATACCCTTGAGGACGCACTACCCCTTGAGGGTTTTTCATTTATGGTAGTTTACAAAATCACAAACACAGTCACAGGAACGGTTTATTTTGGTTCAACACATAGTTTTGGATACAGAATTTTGATTCATAAAGAGGATTTGCATAATAAAAAGCACCACAACTATAAACTTCAAAAGGACTATAATAAGTATGGCAAAGATGCTTTTAAGTATGAAATCATAAAACATTTCTCAACTAAAGATGATGCAGAAAAGTATGAGTATAAACTCATAAACAAGCACGAAAACATTTACAATATTCAAAAAGAATCTTATGCTTTCCCTGACCTTGAAGGTAAAACCAGAATGACAACATCCAAAAATGGATGCACAATAGTTTCAAAAAAGTTCACGCCTTACAAAAAAATTAAGAAGAAAAAGAAAAAGTCGAATGGTAAATCAATTGCTGAAAAGCAAAAAGAACGAGGACTGAAATTCAAAAGAAATGGAAATGAAATATAATTCAGTGTAACTTTAATATCAATATCACTAATAGCAATATGAATATAAGGCTTACACAAATTGACGGCAAACTACCAAACCTTGCCTTAATGAAACTTTCTCACTTTCACAAAAGCCAAGGACACAATGTATTTTTTGAAAGGTCAATAGTAAGGGGAATATTTGAGCCTGAATATGATGTGGTTTATGGAAGTTCAATATTTAGTACCTCACAAGAAAAAATTCAACAGTTCAAGCAAAACTTCCCAAACGCAATAGTTGGAGGAACAGGAACAGATGATAATAAAACAACTGTTGAAAGTGTAATTAACCTATCTGAATATGAATATTATGACTATGATATTTACCCTGATTTTGAAGCATCAATAGGATTTTCTCAAAGAGGTTGTCGGCTTCGTTGTAAATTCTGTGTTGTACCCAAAAAAGAAGGGAAGAATGTAGATAGCAACACTATCTATGATATTTGGAAACAAAACCCAAGAAATAAGAAAAAACAAATACACTTGCTTGACAATGACTTCTTTGGACAACCAAACTGGAAAGAAAAAGCAAATGAAATAATTGATGGCAACTACAAAATCTGTTTTAACCAAGGAATTAACATACGCCTTATTGATGATGAAGGAGCATCTTACTTATCAAGAATGAAGTTTCGTGATGATAGTTTTAAAAAGAAACGCATTTACACCGCATGGGATAATAAGCGTGATGAAGCAATATTCTTAAAAGGAATAAACTGCTTATTAGATGCCGGGATAAAGCCTAATGAGATAATGGTTTACTTTTTGTGCAACTATTGGGAAAAGGGTCTTACTCAAGATGTTTGGGATAGATTTAATACTATGGATGAGATAGGGCTATTGCCATATCCAATGATTTTTGAGAAATGGAACGCACCTTATGATTTAAAGAAGTTTCAAGAATGGGTTATCCGTGGTGGTTATCGTGTTACAGACTTTGGTACATTTTTGAGTGAAACAAAGAATCAGTATTTCAATAGAAAAAACAACCATGCAAACAAAACTCCAGCACTATTCTAACCCCCACTAACCTCCGGTTTCACCCCGAAAAGCAACAAAAACACGGGGTTCCCGTTTAACTTTGTAATATGAAATACATACTAACATTTTCAGGAGGCAAGGATAGTTTAGCCACGGTAATTTGGGCAAAGAAGAATTTGCCGGATTTTGATGTTGTTTTCTGTGATACAGGCTGGGAGCATGAAACTACTTACCAGCATATAAAGCAGATTGAAGAATGGATAGGAAAGCAATTTGTTGTCCTAACTAACGCAAAATATCCCAATGGCTTTATAGACCTTTGTATTTCAAAGAAAAGAGTGGCAAGCACTAAGGCAAGATTTTGCACCGAGGAGTTAAAGGTAAAGCCTATGATTGACTACTTGCTTTCTTTGGAACAGGATATTACGGTGATACAGGGTGTTCGTGCCGAGGAAAGCATAAGCCGGGCAAATATGAAAGAAAAAGACGAGTATTTCAGGTTTTACTTTGAGCCAAAGAAACACGATAAGAATGGGAATCCTGTCTATGATTCATACCGGAAGAAAGATGTGGTTAAATTCTTAGATTCTTATGATTGTGATGTGATAAGGCCAATTCATAAATGGACTGCCTCGCAGGTTTTTGATTACATTTTTGATGCCGGGCTAAAAGGAAATCCTTTGTATTATCAGGGATTTGGCAGGGTTGGATGTTTTCCTTGTATTATGGCTACGCACGGAGAAATTAAGATACTTTGTGAAAGATACCCTGAATACATTGATAAGATACGGGAGTTAGAAAACAGTATTGGCCGGTCATTTTTTCCTCCAGGCTACATTCCTGAATGGGCTTGTACGGGAATATCAAAGAAAAAAACAGGTGAAAAAATGAAGTTCCCATGGGTTGATGATGTTGTTAAGTACATTCAGGATAATCCAAACCAAGTGGAGTTATTCCCGAAAAACAAAGGATGTCAATCTGTTTATGCTATTTGCGAGAGGGCTTAACCCCCACCAACCTCCGGTTTAACCTGTGAAATTCTACTTATCTTTGAAATATGAAAAACGCCATAAAAAAGCACGATTACAAATTGGAAATTTACAATGGCCGGATTAAGGTTTATGTGGACGGATTTGTAATGTTCTCGTTTAACCAAATAGACTTTGCCGGGTATTATGGATTTAAAGATTGCACCGACTTATTTGGCATTACTATATACCTAAACAGAGAGAAGGCAGGTCCTATGGAAATGGATATTTACTTCAAGAAGAAACAGACTTGGTTGGATATATTGAAACTCCTTGACGAAAACCTGTAACCCCTAAACCTTCCACTTCCCCAAAGGGCATTCTTGATTAACCAACCAACACTTGCCCCTAAGGTTCCCTACCTTCGCTATTAAAAAGCAATCACAAGCCATACACTTATCCGCCTTACTTACCCTCTCAGGATTGTGCTTATTCGTCAATACATTAAGCCTGTGAGGACACTGCCTACATATTTCCTTCCTGCGCATATACTCCTCATTACTTACATAGTTCTCCTTCAACATATCCCCTATACCACTAATGAGGTTCTTTGCCTTGTCCCTGACACTATAATTAATCTGTCCGGCAACTAAGTTCCCCTCTATAATCTTACTCTTTTCTGAACAAGGTCGGCACACAGGCTCTTCCTCCTTATTAATTTCTTCCATAAAACAAAGTTAATTAAACCATTTTAATTGAGTAGTTCCATTGAACCCTTTTTCCCACACATACCAAGCATAAGCAACAGCACTTTCATTTTTGAATACACCATTTTTACCGCACTCTATTCTTGAACTTGATATATATACAGTCTTTGGTGGATGCGAAACAAATAAACCTTTTCTTGATTTACCCTCTAAAAATTGAACCTTCAAAAACATTGCAACCTTGTTTCCTGTTGGTATTATCTGCAACGCCTTCTCTACAAATTCCTGAGCATATCTATACGGTGGGTTTGTAATTATATCGCCATTCCACTCAAAGTTACCCATCCCTAAAAAATCTACTCCTACTTCGCCAAAGCCCCTATTCATCAAATCGGAACTTCTAACACTATACCCATTGCTTTTAAGAACCTTACTTAAATGACCTTCGCCACAAGCACACTCCCAAACATTATTAGAAAACTTTTCTAACTCTAAAAGCAATCTAATTGCCTTGGGGTCTGTTGCATAGAAATCGTCAACCTCCCTTTCTTCTATGGAATGACTACTTGAACCCAATGTTTTGTAAACACTGTTTTTATCACCAACCCAATCATTTGCCATATAAATCAGTATTCATCATTAACTTCATCAAACCCATCTACCTCAATACTCATAATGTCCCCGTACTTTTCAGCCACCCCCGGTAACTCGTAAATCTCCCCAGTCTTAATCATATGCTCTAACATCTGCTCCGTTTTCT